GGGAATACCGCTCTCGGAGTACACACCGGGCAAAGGCAGCGATAAGATAGCCCGTGTAAATTCAATCGCAGACCTGTTTGCGTCAGGGGTGGTGTGGTGCCCGGAGAAAAGATGGGCAGAAGAGGTCATGGAAGAGATGGCCTCTTTCCCAAATGGGGACCATGATGACCTTGTGGACTCGTCCAGTCAGGCTTTGATGAGGTTTAGACAGGGCGGGTTCATTGCAATTGACAGCGATGAGAAAGACGAACCGATGCATAAACGCCGGAACGTCTCCTACTACTGATTCTGAAGGCACAACATGGCAACCAACACTGACACCGCTCTGATCCCCTTGGACATGGGCTTGATGGGCGATGAGCCTGCGATTGAGATTGAAATTGAGCAACCTGAGGGCTTAAAGATTGGAATTGATGGCGTTGAAATTGATTTGATGCCGGAAATTGAGACGACAGAGGAGTTTGACGCAAACCTTGCGGAGTTCATGGACGAAGGTGAGCTTCAGTCTTTGGCTTCAGAGCTTGTGGATCTCGTGGACGCAGACATCAACAGTCGCAAAGACTGGTCAGAGATGTTTGTCAAGGGCCTAGAGGTTCTTGGGATGAAGTATGAGGAGCGCACAGAGCCCTGGAACGGGGCTTGTGGGGTGTATTCACCACTTTTGACCGAGGCAGCGATCCGTTTCCAGTCGGAAATGATCACCGAGACCTTCCCGGCTCAAGGTCCAGTGAAGACTCAGATCATTGGCGCGATTGACCGACTGAAAGAAGAAGCAGCAGAGCGAGTTCGTGATGACATGAACTACATGCTGACCGAGCGGATGATTGATTACAGGTCCGAGCATGAGCGGATGCTGTACTCCCTTGGCCTTTCTGGTGCTGCTTTCAAGAAAATCTACCCGAACCCGAGCACGGAACTGCCTGCTGCTCCGTTTGTCCCGGCTGAAGACCTGATCATGCCCTACGGGGCGTCAAATGTTTACACAGCCGAGCGTGTGACCCATGTCATGCGCAAAACTGAGAACGAGATCAAGAAATTACAGGTCGCGGGCTTCTACATCAACACAGAACTGGGTGAACCTGTCAGGTTCTTCACTGACATTGAAAAGAAAAAGGCAGAAGAACAAGGGTATACCCTGACTGACGATGATCGGTATCAGGTTCTGGAGATCCACGTAGACTGGGACATGCCGGGGTACGAAGATGAAGTTCCTTTGCCGTATGTGGTCACGGTCGAAAGAGGCACCAACACCGTCCTGTCCATCCGGCGAAACTGGAACGAAGACGACGACAAGAAACTCAAGCGACAGCACTTCGTCCAGTACACGTATATTCCTGGTTTTGGCGCTTATGGTCTGGGTTATATCCACCTTATTGGTGGTTATGCTCGCGCTGGCACTTCCATCATTCGCCAACTCGTTGATGCTGGCACCCTGTCCAACCTGCCCGGTGGTCTAAAAAGCCGGGGATTGCGAATCAAGGGTGACGACACGCCCATCGCTCCGGGTGAGTTCCGTGATGTGGATATTCCTTCGGGGAGTGTGCGTGACAACATCATGCCGCTGCCTTACAAGGAACCGAGCCAAGTTCTTGCGACTTTGCTTCAGCAGATTACGGAAGACGGACGCAGACTTGCTGCAATTGCTGATCTGAAAATCAGTGATATGTCTGCCCAAGCTCCTGTGGGCACCACGCTGGCTATTCTTGAGCGTCAACTCAAGACCATGAGCGCTGTACAGGCTCGTGTACACGCAAGTTTGCGCATGGAGTTCAAACTCCTAAAGGGGATCATTCGGGACTTTTTGCCAACCTCGTATCCGTACACCCCGGAAGGCGGGGACCGGTCGGTTAAGCAGGCTGACTACGATGTAGTTGAAGTCATTCCAGTCAGTGATCCAAACGCCGCCACGATGGCGCAGAGGATCATGCAATACCAAGCGGCTCTTCAGTTGGCCCAAGGTGCCCCGCAAATTTATGACTTGCCTCAACTTCACCGGCAGATGCTGGAAGTTTTGGGTATCAAGAACGCTGAGAAGTTGGTGCCTGTTGAGGACGATCAGAAGCCCCGAGATCCTGTGTCAGAGAACATGAGTTTCCTGACAGGTAAGCCTACAAAGGCGTTCATTTACCAAGATCACCAAGCGCATATCACAACCCACATGAGCATGATGCAAGACCCGATGATCATGCAAATGATGGGCCAGAACCCAATGGCGCAGCAGATGATGGGCGCAGTGATGGCTCACATCGCAGAGCACATGGCGTTTGCCTACAGGCAACAAATTGAGCAACAACTTGGCGTTCCGATGACAGCGCCCGACCAAGAACTGGATGAGCAGACTGAAGTTCAGTTGTCTCGTCTGGTGGCCCAGGCGGCTCAACAATTGCTTCAGAGCAACATGGGTAAAGCGCAGCAGCAGCAAGCCCAGCAACAGGCACAAGACCCTGCATTGCAAATGGCTCAAGCTGAACTGCAACTCAAGCAAGCCGAGATGCAACGTAAAGCTCAAAACGACCAGATGGACTTCCAAATCGCGCAGCAAAAGTTGCAACTTGAGGCGCAACGTCTACAGCTTGAGGCCCAGAAAAATCAGGGGGAAGACCCCCGGCTAAAGGCCATGAGGTCGCAGCAGGAGCTTCAACAAAAGGAACAGATTCACCAACAAAAGATGAGGCAGCAAGTCCAGTCCGATGCGATCAAAACTCGGCAGCAGATGATGCGAACTCAACGAAATAAGGAGTAACCATGACTACTGCGTTTGACGTAGTTATCAAAGAACTGGAAGAGCGCCGCGAAACCATCGCGCAGGCGCTTATCTCAGGTGCGGCAAAAGACTTTGTTGAGTACAAATTCATGACGGGTGAAATCCAGGGTCTTTCACGCGCTCATGCTTTCATAACCGACCTTGTGCGAAAGATGGAAAACGATGATGAGTGAACTACTCCTGAGTGACGGCCAAAACACCACCGTGTTGCCACAAACCGACGAGGAAAAGGCTCGACAAGTGCCTGATCCTGTGACCTACCACTTGCTCTGCGTTCTGCCAAAGGCGGAAGAAGAGTATGAGAGCGGCCTTGTGAAAGCAGGCCAGACCATGCACTTCGAAGAGGTTATGAGCCCGGTGTTGTTCGTCGCCAAGATGGGACCAGACTGCTACAAAGATCCACTGCGCTTCCCCAGTGGGCCTTCGTGCAAAGTCGGTGACTTTGTGCTGGTTCGTCCCAATTCTGGTACGCGACTGAAGATCCACGGCCAAGAGTTTCGGATCATCAATGATGACTCAGTAGAAGCAGTCGTCCAAGATCCACGCGGCATCAAGCGGTCATAAGGAGTAACACATGACAGAATTCCAATTCCCGGACGAGATCAAGACTGAGAAGAAGGACGCGCCTGAAGAACTTCAGATTGAGATCGAAGGCGAGACCGAGATTGAGGTCGTAGACGACACCCCAGAACAGGACCGTGGGCGCAAGCCCATGAAGGAAGCCCCTGCGGAAGTCACGGACGACGAACTGTCTCAGTACTCCGATGGGGTCAAGAAGCGCATCCAGCACTTCTCTAAGGGCTATCACGAGGAGCGCAGGGCCAAGGAAGCGGCTTTGCGTGAGCGCGAAGAGGCAGTACGCCTTGCTCAAAATCTTGTGGAAGAGAACAAACGCCTACAGGGTAGTTTGGGCCAAGGGCAACAGGCTTTGCTTGAGCAAGCCAAGAAGGTTGTTCAGAATGAGTTGGACCAAGCCAAGCAGAAGTTCAAAGCGGCATATGAAGCGGGTGATTCAGACGCTTTGGTAGAGGCTCAAGAAGCATTGGCTTCTGCCAAATACAAATCAGAGCGGGTAAACAATTTCAAGCCAGCAGTTGCACAACCACAAACTCCTGTGGTACAACCCGCTCCAAGGCCAGAACAAACGGTCCAAGTTAGTCCCAAAGCCGAAGCGTGGCGAGATGCCAATTCTTGGTTTGGGAGCGACAAGGAGATGACCGCACTTGCTCTGGCAGTACATCAAGACCTTGTGGAAAGTGGTGAAGACACAAATAGCGATGAGTACTACGAGAAGATCAATGCTCGTGTACGCAAGCGTTTCCCAGAAGCGTTCCCCTCTGAGAAGCGTAAGTCGTCGGTTGTGGCACCCGCCACGCGCAGCGTAGCGCCCAGAAAAATCACGCTGACGCAATCACAAGTTCAAATCGCCAAGCGGCTCGGACTGACGAATGAGCAGTACGCCCGTGCGGTTGCTGAAGAAATGAGGAAACAAAATGGCTGAACGCAATCCCCGTGAACTGGAAACCCGCGCTAAGGACGAAAGACCTAAGCAGTGGATGGTTCCTGATGTGCTTCCCCATGTAAATGAGGAGCCTGGATATGCCATGCGCTGGATTCGTGTGAGTACCCTTGGTAACGCCGACCCGCGCAATGTTTCCATGAAACTTCAAGAGGGCTGGGAGCCCGTCAAGGCTAGTGATCACCCAGAGACGTATGTTGCGGAGACCGGCGCGGGCCGCTTTCCGGACAGCATTCAGATCGGCGGGCTCATGCTTTGCAAAACACCGAAGGAGTTCACTGAACAACGGAACGCCTTTTATCAGCGTCAAGCTGATGGGCAGATGGCGTCAGTGGACAACAATTACATGCGCGAGAGCGACCCCCGCATGCCTCTTTTCCGAGAGCGCAAGTCGGAAGTTTCGTTTGGACGCGGTCCTTAAATTTTAGGAGTCTCACATGTCCTACCCCACGGTAGACGCCCCCTACGGGCTAAAGCCGATCAATTTGATCGGCGGGCAGGTGTTTGCAGGTTCAACCCGCACCTTGCCCATTCAGTACGGCTACGCCACGAACATCTTCTACGGTGACTATGTGGTGTTGGCTCGTGGTTTCGCTACCCGTGCATCGGTTTCGACCGGCACTGGTGTGAACCAAGTTACCGGGGTTTTCCTCGGTTGTTCGTACACCGATCCGGTGACGAAGCAGAAGCGCTTCTCGCAATACTGGCCCGCGTCTACGCTGGCTGGCGATGCGGCGGCGCTGGTTGCTGACGATCCTGACACGGTGTTCAAGGCGGTGGTTTGCTCTGCTACCACGGTGGTTGCCTCTGGCGCTCTGGCGATGGTTGGCACGAACCTGAGCATGATCGACAACACTGGCAACGTGAACACGGGCAACTCGGCAAACGCCGTGCTGGCCCCGACCGCTACGCCTGTGTCTACGATCCTGCCGGTTCGCTGTGTTGGCGTGGTTGAAGATACGGCCTTCAGCGTATCGGCCTCGGGTTCTTCGTCTGGTACGGCCATTACCCTGACGGGTACGGGCTTGCCTGCGGCGATCCCGATTGGCACCAGCGTGGCGTATGTTGCTTCTAACGGGCAACTGATCCAAACGTCGTCCTTCGTGACGGCTGGGGCTTCTGCGGGTGCGACTTCGGTCACGCTCAACGCTGCCATCGCAGTTCCGGGCGGTGTCACCGCTATCCCCTCGGCCTCCACCATTGTGTTCACTCAGTACCCAGAAATTCTGGTGAAGTCGAACCTGCTGGTGCATGGCTATTACAGCAGCGCAACCGCCTAAGGAGTGAATCATGGCAATTTCACGTGCCCAACTACTGAAGGAACTCCTGCCTGGGCTGAACGCTCTGTTTGGCATGGAGTACAAGACCTACGGAGAAGAGCATAAGGAGATCTACGAAACGGAGACCTCCGAGCGCTCGTTTGAAGAAGAGACCAAGCTCGCTGGTTTCTCCGCCGCCCCGGTGAAGAACGAAGGTGCAGCCATCGCGTATGACAATGCGC